CCCATGTTTTGGACAAGCACGCCAGAGATTAGCTCTGTAGGGATAAGAGCCGCTAAGTTAGTCGAGGTTGTTGCAGCCATTGCAAAACCGTCCTTTCAAAAATAGCCTTATTGTCGGCTGTAGTTTTGTAGCAAATACGCAGCTTGCTGTGCCTTGCTCATTTTCGCAATCTCCCTAGGCGTAGCTTTGCCGCCTGGATTGACTCCAGGCACGCGGCCAGCGCTGGGCTGTGCTCCAATGTTGCGCGGCGCTTGGGCTGCAACTTCTGGTCTTAATGATTCGGCCAATGCTACTGCGTCATCTAGGGCCTCAAGATCAGGATTCTCGCCAAGTCTTTGGCTAAGATGCTGCCTTGTGTCTTCAGGGAGCGCTTCAAAACGAGTCATCACGTTTTGTTTGTGCTTCGTCGATAACCGATCCAGCTTGTCGCGCATGGCAGTTAGTTCGCTTTCAAAGGTGCTGGCTCTCGCCTGCGCCTCTTGGGCTAACTCTTGGAATCTGCCTTGCTCCTCCTTCTCGGTCCGCTCCCTATCAACCCTAGCCGCTTCTAACTGCGCTAGCCTTTCTTCAGCAGACCGTGCGCGATCCAGCGCCGAGTCTCTCCGATGAATTGCCTTGCTTAGTTCTTCACGGCTTACAGTAGAAGACGCAGCATCCGTTGCGGCTCCGGCAGTATCCACTGCCTGCTCTTGTTCGGTCATGTCGACCTCCTTCTTTTATTCCGTCATGATTGACGGGTCAATGCCTCAATAAATACCTCTGAACCTATTTGTGAAATTCTGTCTCGCCGCTTGCTTCCTTTGCGACCAAAACCAAACCAAGGCCGAACCTTGTTTGTGCGCTCCATCTTTTGCGAAGGGCGCAAGCCGCCCCTTGCTGGCGTGCTATCAATAAAGCCGATCGTTACCGTGCTATCGGTCGCCCTGATAACCTTCATTGAGTTGAGCATGTGGCCGGTAAAGGTTAGATCAACCTTATTGCTTCGGCCTTCTTCTTTTCTAAACTCGGCATAGCCTTTGCTGTACGGCTTGAACCGATTACCGTTTTGGTCAATGCCGTCTTGGGTTTCTTCTTGGATAACGCCAGCAGCAGCAAAGCCGATGAGCTGCATCTGCTTGTTAGTCAAAACGTTGTTGAGATAACTAAAATCAATTTCATTGCTCATTTTTACGCCCCAACTCATAGCAGCGCCCTCGCTTCTGCGTTCAGCTCGTCGCCGACTTCCATAAAGATGCGCCGGTTGGATCGCTTAGCTTCTGCTAAACTGGTGGCTCTAAGCGTATGACGACAACGCCAACCGCCAAGCGTTGTGACAATCGGCGGTTGTCTGCCTTCTTTGCCTCGTAACTGCTTGAGGCTAGAAAAGCGCGGGTCGCTTTCGATCGCTCGCAAGTCTTCAAGCCTAACGACTACGCCCTCCATTAAGACGCAAAAGGGCCTCGAGGTTTTGATGAGCGTGCCTTGATAAACGTAAAACTCAACGCCTGCCTCTGTGGCTTGGACAACCTCAATCTTGCGCAGCAATCCAGACAAGGCAGTGTCTACCGCTGCCGCCGACCAGTTGAGCCACTGGCTAAACTGAGCGTTTAGCGGCGCGCTGATGCGTATGCTCGCACGCTCCGGCCCGGCTAAAACATAAAGCAAGTCTAAGATCGGCGCATTGGTCAGGATTGCCTGCTCTACAATGTCTTGAATCTGGCCGGTCATAGTGAACCAAGAGTTATCTAGGTGCCTGGTAAAGTTAGACGCAAAGCCAGCAAGCACCGTTTCGGCAATCAACTGCTCTTGCTCATTGTCGCCGGCTTCACGGGCTAGGACGTTGGCAACGTCTTTGTATAGGTTGCGCACGTCAGATTGAAAGCCCAACCTATTCAACTCGTCAGTCAACTGCTGACGCATCAACGTGGCCCGTGCTAGATTCTCTTGGTTAGGAACTAGAAACTCGTCGGTCGTGTCGAGTTGCCCGACTAGCGTCGCCATGTACTGCTCAAGCCTGCTAATAGATTTGCGAAGCGTTGATTCAAAGCGTTTGCTTATGGCGTCCGGGTTGATGGCCATTGATTACTCTTCGCCTACAATCCCAAGCGCGGCCTCTGCTAAGCCTAAGCCTGCCGGCTGTATCTGTTGCCGATTCTGCGCTGTGTTGTCTTTGAGGTTCTGTTGGGCCTCTTGTTCGGTAATGCCTAGCGCTCTGCTCATAGCTTGGGCCGATGTGATCCAGTTCTTTGACACGTCATGATCTAAGATGCGGCGTTGTGCTTCTTCGTCGATCGGTAGGCTTGTAGGGCCTGGCCGCCAGTGCATGGTCAAAGACCAAGGCAACATTTGAGAGCCGGTCGGCACTGCGTAGGTGTTCCAAACAGCTCGCGCAATGTTCCAGGCGTCCTCTTCTTCGATGCGCTCGTAACGGTTGATCTGCTGGGCTCTGTGCGTTTCCTGTTCTAAGTTCTCAACTTTGAGCGCAACGCCTGACAGTTGCGGCCGGTTAGTTGGCGACCAACTCGAAGGCGATAAACCCAAGCGCTGGGCTTGCTGCAAGAGATAGGTTTGCAAGATGTCAACGTGTTCGCTCAGTCGGCTATCGGCGGTTAGCGTTGATAACGTCTCGCCTTCTTCTAAGATTGTTACGCCGCCCGGCGCAATGTTGAGCGCTCCTCTTGCTCGGTCGGTGTCTAAGCTAGTCGCAACGTATGAACCATAGCCTGACGTTCTTGCTCTGGCGTGAATGTCTACCCAAGTCTCATTGATGGCGTCTTGGCTTGCGATCAGGTCGGTGTTCGGTCGGCTGTACACAATGCCGTGCTGTGTTTCCTTTTGAACCCAGACCATCGGTAGCACGGTCTTGCCGTCTTCATTACGAACAGGCGCAGTAAAGTCCATCGCATCATCAAGGCCGTCTAGCTCGACGTATCCGTTCTCATGCATCACCACAGCTTGCCATTCGTCGCGGCCGTCTTCGGTATCTGCTCGCCAATAAGCCAAGAAGCGCCGATCGCTTGGATCGTCTGCGCTTTGCACGCCTTTAGATGTTGCCAACTCAACCAACACAGCCCAAGCGCGACTAAGATCGCTAGGGTCGTCAGGGTCTGGCACAACATGCACAAGCTGAGGAGGCACCACATGCGCCTCTAAGCGATTGCGCCAACTGTTCCAACCGAACATGAGCAAAGAGCAGTTGTACAGATGCACCATGCGGTCGAGTTGTTGCCATACTTCCCAGTAAGCTGCGTCCTTTTGCAGCTTCTCAAATGCTTGGCTGATTGGCCCTTCTTCGATCGCTTCATTGTTTTCAATCAGTGTGCGCGCTGGTGGTGTCAGGTAAACCGTGGCTTGTTGGTCAATCCAACGGCGCATGACCGGCAGGATCATGTCCATCGGTAAACGCTTATAGGTTTCAGGGAATGACTTTTTGAGTTGTTCCAATAGTCCGTCTTGCTGTTGGCCGTTGTAGTAGTCGCTTAGCTTGTTGCACGCTCTGCGGTAGCCGTCCGGCCTCCATTGATCAGCGATGTCTAAGATTTGGCTGATCCAAGTTGCGCGACTACCTTCTGCTCGGTCTTGCATCATGCGGTTGAGCCTGCGCATNGGCTCGGCCATTAGTTCGTCAATCATAGCTGAATCGTCCTCTGGGTAAATCTAGGCAAAGGTTCTTTGCTGTTGTTCACCGTCCGGCGATCAAGTCCAAGTGTGTTCGCGATCATGTAGCGAGCGCAGTCAATCGCATGATCATACGTGCCATCTTTGTCCGGCGCTTCTGTATTGCCTTTGAATCTGTACGATAGCAACGCCCTATGCAATCCACGCTTGCCGCCTTTGGTTAGCCGCTCATGGATAAACAAGCGCGGCTCTGAACCATCAGCAGGGTCTAACGCTGCGCGCATAATCTCCAAGCCAAAGGCGATGCGTCTTATTCGGCTGGCTGTTCTGTACTTCGCAGGGATACCAGCCCGGCGCATGGCCTCAACGTCTGTCCGGCCTGCTGTGGTGGCTGCTTTACCTGCTGGATCGCACCAAGCCTCTTGAAGGTTGTAACGCTTGGCGCTGATACGATCAGCTAGTTGTTCGGTCGTTATGTCTTGCGGCATGAGTTCATCAAAGCAGACCCAAGCATCGGGCCGCTCTGGGTGTTTGCGCCAGAAGGTCACCGCCGGGTTGCGATAGCCAAAGTCAATGCCGGCCCATGTCGGCGCATTGTCAGGCCAAGCGCAATCAATGACGTGGCGCTCTGGTGAGAATGCTTGGAACACCAAACCATCAAGGTGGACGACTGACCCATCGAGTTCCTGTGCCGCTAACCTTGCGCTGTACAAACTGCGCAGGCTGTCAATGTAGCCATCAGGCAAGTGCTCGGCGTTGTCTTCTGTCTTTGCCTGGACAACGTGCACGCCTTCGTCAACCTTATCGCCCGGATGGCCGAACGCATCATGAACCCAGTTGTAACCGCTAGGCGTGCCAGTCACCAACACTTGATGAAGCCAGCGCGTCTTCGCTCTAAGCCGGCCAGTGATGACAGACCAGATTTCACCCTTCATCTCTGCAGGCTCATCGAGCCAAGCCCAACCAACTTGAATGCCGCGCAACCTGCCTGGTCGATCGGCTGAGCGCAGCAACACCTTTGAACCGTTGGGCCAAGTATAAGCTCGGTCTGTGCCGTGCCATGACTGAACCACGTCCTCTGGCCAAAGATCCTCAATCTGCGGCCTAATCACATCATCGAGCATGGAGTAGGTCGGCGCTAAGATCACACCGTTGACGCCTTCTGAGTGCAGCAGGATTGATGACGCTGCGAACATAACACCACACCACGATTTGCCGGCACCTAGGCCGCCTCGGTAGTAGATCATCCGATGCGGTGACACTAACACCTCACGCTGCTGCTTGTTCGGTGTGCCAAAAGTCCAACGCTTCATTCTTCGCCCTTGATCCCTTTGGCTGCGTCGATCTTCTGCTCTAGCCAGTCGATCCCCTCAACAACAATGCCGCCCTTGATTTCGGCCTCGATGCGCTGCTTACCCCAACGGGACGGATTGCGGCGCTCTAGCTTCCAAGCTGACGCTTGCCAGGCTCCCTCTTTGGCCGCCTTGGTAATGATTGCTAGGTCGGCGAGTTGTCCATCAGCCATTGCCTTTTCTACGATCAGTAGGAATTCGTAATAAGCGCGCAAGCGCTTCCTAGGACGCTTGCCTCTAGCTTGATGTCTACGCTCTGATGCGCCTTGTTCTAGCCAGCTCCTAAGCGATGACTCAGAGATGCCTGCGTGCATAGCCGCTTCACGTTTATAAGCGCCCATAGAAAGCACCTTAGTGATTGCCTTGATAATAACCTGGCTCTCGCTAGACCACTGCCAAACGCCTTTGACTTCTTCGCCTTGTAGCGTGTGGGGTCTGCTCATACTTCACGCCCAAGCGTTGCGCTGATCTTAGCGTAATGCCTACGCATCTCGCCAAGGCCCTCTTTGATAAGCTCCTCAACGTCTCTCACTTCTTTGTCGATGGCGTCTAAGCGTGTCACCCA